GAAAACACGACCCTGACGATCGGCAACCCAGTAGTAACCGAAATCGCCAAACGCGACCGTCTTTGCAGACGCAGCAATTGCAGGAACATAGGCTGAAGTGTACAGAGGGCGATTCAAAATGGTATCGGGAGTGCCCGCCTGCAATGAGGGCTGCCAGAGATACTGACCGTTGCCGTCCTTCAGCTTGCGAATTGCCTTGACAGTGGAGTCGTTCATTACGAACACAGCTTTGTTTCTATAAGACGCTTTCAGCGAATAGAACAGGTCGAGCACCTCATCTATGGTGATAGCGGTAGCGCCCGCTGTGGTTACACCGATCTGCGCACCGCCGGAAGCAGCAAGCAGGCCGGTCGGTTTGCCGGAGCCGTCGCCCGTGAAGAAGGCTTCTTCTTCCTTGTTGCCGATACGTCTCGCGAATTCCCTTGAAATATAGGCTTCAAGCGGAAACACACTGTCGTTCAGCAGTTCCTCGGAAACCTTGATCATAGTTCCCAGCTTGTACGCACCGATGGAAACCTGACCGAAGCTGTCGTCGCTTTCGGGGATTGCACCTTCCTCATCAATCCAGGAGGCTGTGCCCTTGGACGCAACGACCGGAATTTTGCGGTCCCCGGAAGAGGTGGTGATGACGTTTGCGAGTCTGCGGAAGAGATTCTCCTCATCAAGGGCTTCCACAAGATTGCGCTCGAACTCGTCCGGGACAAGGTATCCGCCCTCGGTGTCGGTTCCGATCTGTAACGCATTTTTCACGATAGGGTCAAGTCCCTCTCCGGCGCGGGTGCGCATGGCGTTCCAGAACGCTTTTCGGTAATCGTCTGACGCTCTGCCGGTCTTGGTTTCCATGCCGGGGACGGCAGGCTTGCCTGTGAGGGGAGTGTTCAGAGGCTTGGAAAGCTCACGGTCGAGTGCTTCCTGTTTTTCGAGACGGTCGATTTCCTTGCCGAGAGCGACCACGTCAGTTTCCATTTTGTCGTAGGTGGCGGTATCCTCAGCGGAAACCAGTCCATCTGCACCGCGCTTGGTATCGAGGAAAGCCTTCGCGGCTTCCCATGCTTTTGCGCGCTTTTCGCGCAGTTCAAGAATTCTGTTCATTGATGTTACCTCCATAAAATTTAGTGTGAAATTAAAGAGAGCCGCTTTTCCAGCGACTCAACGGGTGTGCCTTTGTTCTGTTTGGGTATCTTGGGTTTAACCTTGTTCAGTAGCGAGTTCGTTACCGCCCGACGGCTGAAAGCATAGGTGACGTCCTCTGGTTGAATCCTCTTTTTCTCATCTTCCAGAAGGCCGTCCGCAAAGCCCAGTTCAATTGCTTTGTTGGCATTGAGCCAGGTTTCGGCGTCCATAAGGTGGGAAAGCTTCGCACGGGACTGCCCGGTCTTGATTTCATAGGCATTGATAATGCTTTCCTTGACCTCGTCCAGCATAGCGATTGCTTTCTGCATTTCCTCGCTGTCGCCGATTGCGATGGTCAGCGGGTTATGCACCATCATGAGTGCCGTTGGAGCCATCAACACTTCGGTTCCCGCCATCGCGATAACGCTTGCCGCCGAAGCTGCAATACCGTCGATTTTCACAGTAACCCTGCCTTTGTAATCCATGAGCATGGTGTAAATCTGACTTGCCGCGATACAGTCACCGCCGGGTGAGTTGATCCAAATAACAATGTCACCCTCTCCGGCAATCAAATCTGTTTTGAATGCTTTCGGGGTGACATCGTCGTCAAACCAGCTTTCTTCGGCAATCGTACCGTCAAGGTAGAGCGTTCGGGCACCGGAATCTTCATCCCGTGCCCAGTTCCAGAATTTCTTCATTTGGTTGTATCCTCCGTTCCTGTAGTATTTGCGAACGCACCCGCGTCCTGTAATTTGGTCATCGCGCCGTTGATGAGATAGAGGTCGCCACCCAGTTCCGCAGGAATGCGGTCGAGATTTTCAAGCTCCCGGATGTCGTTTGCGCTCATCCATCCGTTCTGTCTTGCGGTCGCATAACCGCTCATACGGCTTGCGTAATCGCCGCGTAAAAGTCCGTCCACATTGAACTTGATAAACACTGTAGGCTTTTCGCTGTCGGAAAGCAGGGCACGGCACATTGACTGCTCCCAGCGCACCACCCACGGATCGAGTGTGTATTTCACAAACTCAAGGCTCTGCTGCTCGATGTTGCTGAAGGATGATTTTTCAAGGTCGGCGAGCATATGAGGAGGCACCCTGAAAATACGAGCGATCTCATTTATCTGAAACTTTCGCGTTTCCAAGAACTGCGCTTGTTCCGGCGAGATGCCGATAGGCTGATACTTCATGCCTTCTTCGAGAACGGCTACCCTGTGTGAGTTGGCTGAACCTTGGTAGGCGGCGTTCCAAGATTCTTTGACCTTCTGCGGGTCTTTAATGGTTCCGGGATGCTCAAGCACACCGCCCGGCGCGGCACCGTTTGCGAAAAACTTCGCTCCGTATTCTTCGGTAGCAATGGCGAGTCCCACTGCATTCTTTGCCATCGCAATAGGCGAATACCCGACCAGACCGTCAAAGCCCAAGCCTGGAATGTGCAGGACATCGGCCGGAGTAAGGTAGACCTGGCTGTCCTTGCCGAGCGAGGGTACGTCCTCCGAGCTTCGCCGATACAAATAGAAGAGCCGACCGTTTGAATCGCGGTCGACTGTCATCTTGTTAGGCATAAGCGGGTAGAGGGAAAGAACCTCGCCGTGTGCGTTACGTATAATCTGCGCGTATGCGTTACCCCATAGCAAAAGATGACTCATCAGCGTTTCCCGGAATGCGAATGAAGTCATCTCAGGGTTCGGTTCGTCGTGGAGCAGTTTATATAATGGGTGTGTAAGATGCTTCTCTTTACCGCCGTTGTCGTTGTACTTATATACATGAAGTGGCAGACCCGCCAGTGTTTCAGACAGTATCCTTACACAGGAATAGACCGCTGTCATCTGCATGGCGGTATGTTCGTTGACCGGCTTTCCCGCGCTTGTGCTTCCGAAAAAGAAATTATAGCGGCTGCCGCCAAGGGTGTCTTTAGGCTTGTCACGGGCTTTGAATATTCCCTGAAAGATGTTCATAGGCATTTACCTCCAATTAAAAAACGAGCAATCCACGTGTGTCATACACGCTTTCGCTCGTATCGTTTCCGCACCGTATCGCCCGGTCAAGCGCCATAATGGTGGCAACAGCGCCGTCGATTTTCTCAGTGGATTTCTCTTTGTCTGTTTTAATGTTTCCGGCAGGATCGGTGCGGATGTAGATGTTATCCATCATCCAGCGTAAAACCGGGTGACCGCCGTGGGCAAGTTTCTGTTCTAAGGTTAGCTTCATAAGTTCCTTTGTCGGAGGGGACATATCCTTGAAGCCCTGCCCGAAAGGTACCACTGTGAAACCGAGGTTCTCAAGATTCTGTGTCATCTGAACTGCGCCCCAGCGGTCGAAAGCAATCTCACGGATATTATATTTTGTACCGAGTTCCTCGATGAACTTTTCTATGTATCCGTAATGGACGACATTGCCCTCGGTGGTTTTCAGATGCCCTTGCTTCTTCCAGACATCATAATTCACATGGTCTCTGCGCACACGCAAATCGATGTTGTCTTCCGGTATCCAGAAGAACGGAAGCACGATATACTGGTCATCCTCATTAATCGGCGGAAACACCAGGACGAAAGCAGTTATATCTGTGGAGGAGGATAGGTCAAGTCCGCCGTAGCATACACGTCCCTGCAGAGCTTCCGGGTCGACCGCAAAAGCGCAGGCATCCCACTTCTCCATTGGCATCCAGCGCACAGCCTGTTTAACCCATTGGTTCAGCCGGAGCTGTCGGAAGCTATTCTCCTCGGCGGGATTCTGCCTTGCTGATTCAAACGCTGCTTTGACTTTGTCCATGCCTACCGTAATACCGAGGGAGGGATTGGCTTTTTTCCAGACCTTTGGATCTGTCCAGTCGTCCTCTTGTGCTGCACCATAAATCACTGGGTAGAAGGTCGGGTCGTGCTTTCTGCCATCAATAATATCCAGCGCCTTTTGATGGACCTCCCAACAGATGCTGTGCTGATTGTCCCCGGCGGTAGTGATAAGAAAATACAGCGGCTGCATTCTCGCATCGCCGCTGCCTTTTGTCATAACGTCGTAGAGTTTCCTGTTCGGCTGGGTGTGCAGCTCGTCGAACACCACACCGTGGGTATTGAAACCATGCTTGTTGCCAACGTCGGCGGACAGCACCTGATAGATGCTCCCGGTCGGCTGATAGATGAGCCGCTTGGTTGCGTCCAGTATTTTGACGCGTTTGGAGAGTGCAGGACACATTCGCACCATATCCGCCGCCACGTTAAAAACGATGGACGCTTGATTTCGGTCGGCGGCACAGCCGTAAACCTCGGCGCGTTCCTCGTTATCTCCACAGGTAAGAAGCAGCGCGATGGCAGCCGCAAGTTCACTTTTTCCCATCTTCTTGGGTATTTCCACATAGGCGGTATTGAACTGTCTGTATCCGTTGGGCTTGAGCGTTCCGAAAATGTCACGGATTATCTGCTCCTGCCAATCTATAAGCTCGAATGGCTTTCCAGCCCAT